CCGGTTGGTTCTCTGTGATGAGGTTGACCGATACCCTGCATCTGCGGGATCTGAGGGTGACCCTATTCAATTGGCCCGTAAGAGAAGCTCTACCTTCTGGAATCGTAAGATTGTCATGGTCTCTACTCCGACCAACAAGGGTGCTTCTAGGATAGAGGATGCTTACGAGAAGTCCGATCAGCGAGAATACTACGTCCCGTGCAAGCATTGTCATCATGAGCAGACACTAAAGTGGTCCAACGTCAGGTGGCAGGACAATAACCCAGACACTACGAAGTATTTGTGCGATGAGTGTTCCTGTTTGTGGACCGATTCTGACAGAAGATGGTCTATCAGAAACGGAAGGTGGATACCGAAAGGCGAATTCACTGGTATTGCGGGATTTCACATATCTGGTCTTTATTCCCCGTGGACTCCTCTGTCTGATGGGGTGAGAGAGTTTCTATCGGTGAAGAAGAACCCTGAACAACTTCGGGTGTGGACTAATGTCTATCTTGCGACCAGTTGGGAGGATGAAGGCGAGCAGATTGATGATTACGCTTTGGCTGACAGAAGGGAGCCAATGGAAACGATTCCTGAAGAGGTTGCGTTCATCACTTGTGGAGTGGACACGCAGGATGACCGATTAGAGGTAAGTGCAATCGGATGGGGCAGAGACGATGAGTCATGGGTGATAGATCATCATGTCCTGTACGGTGATCCTTCTACGCCTCAGTTGTGGGCCTCTCTGACGAACATACTGTCTAAAGTTTACGAGACATCTGACGGCAGACAAATCGTCTCCCGTGCGGCATGTATTGACTCCGGCGGTCACTTCACCAATTCGGTCTATTCATATTGCAAGAAGAACTACGCCAAGAGGTTTTTCGCAATCAAGGGTGTTGGCGGTGAGGGCAAACCGATAGCAGGAAGGCCGAGCAAGAATAATACAATGAAGTGTCCTTTATTTCCGATTGGAGTAGATGCGACTAAAGACTTGTTGTTTGCCAGAATGCGAATACAGGAGGAGGGTGCAGGGTATATGCATTTCTCCGATAGGCTTAATGATGAATATTTTCGTCAGCTAACAGCAGAAAAGATTGTCACCAAGTTCGTAAGAGGCTATAAGAAGCGTGTTTTCGTTAAGCGCCGTCCAAGGAACGAAGCTTTTGATTGCATGGTGTATTCTGTAGCTGCATACGCTATACTTAACGTTGATGTCAACACTATTTCGGATAAGATAAGCTCTGAACCGAAAGAGGCTGAGAAGCCGAAAGAAAATAATACTAGATCTTTCGTCCCGCGAACGAAAGGTTTCGTCAATGCATGGCGGTGACAATGGCGTACAAAAATTATTTTGACGATATTATAGAAGGCGAGCCAAGTGAGATCGTTGTAGGCGATTTCATTCAGTGGAAGCGTTCTGACCTCGTTGATGCTTACCCTACGAATTTATACAGTCTGAATTATGTTGCTCGTATAGCTGCCGGAGGCGGTGATCATGAGATAAACATAGCAGCGACTGAAACGACTGACTATTATCTTATTCAAGCAGACTCTGCCGATACAGCTAACTATAATCCTGGCGATTATCACTGGCAAGTAGAGATCGTCAGAACTGCGGATAGTCAAAGAAAAGTCATAGACCGTGGCAACTTCACTGTAGTACCGGACCTTGACGTTAACGCCTCTGATCCTAGATCTCACTCAGAGATCATGCTGACGAAGATAGAGTCTTTGTTGGAAGGTAAGGCAGATGCTGATGTTTCTTCGTACAGTATTGCAGGTAGAAGCTTGACTAAGATGACGTTTCAAGAGCTTGTTGATGCTAGAAATTACTTTTCGGGCAAGGTCTTTAGTGAAAAGGCGAAGCTGGACGCAGAGAATCATCGTTCAACCTCTGCAACAATTAAGGTGAGGTTCTGATGGGGATCTTGGACGTTTTTAAGCGTAGTCCTGAGAAAACAATAAAAAGAACATACGCGGGTGTGGATAACGGTCGGCTTTTCGCTGACTTTGTTGCATCTGAGCGGTCAGCAGACAGCGAATTACGATCTGCGTTGAAAGAATTGCGTAATCGTAGTCGCGACTTGTCAATGAACAACGAATATGCTCGCCGTTACTTTGAATTACTCAAGGTTAACGTGATTGGCGAGAATGGCGTGTTTCATCAGTCCAAAGCGGTTGATTCTATCGGTCAGTTGGACCAGACGGGCAATCAGGCGGCTGAGAACGCATTTAAGATGTGGGGCCGATACGGATCTCCTACTGTTTGCGGGAAACTGTCTTGGATTGACGTACAGAAGCTTGCCATGGAACTTCTAGCCAAGGACGGTGAAGCGTTTATAGTCAAGCATAGAGCGCCTGAGTTCCGCGATTCGTTTGCGTTGGAGTTCATTGAAGCTGATCAGATTGACGAGACTTACAACAAACGTCTAGCCAACGGCAATGAGATAAGAATGGGCGTTGAGGTCAACAAGTTTCGTAGACCGATTGCGTACCATGTTCTCACTAGTCATCCAGGCGATTACGACTTCTCGTCGCAAACCCGCGAGAAGAAGTACAAAAGAATTGAAGCAGACAGGGTAATTCACCTATTTAAGCAATTGCGGACGGGGCAGACTAGGGGCGAACCTTGGCTGGCACCAGCGATACCCGCGATTAAGCAATTAGGTGCGTTCAGAGAAGCTGCGGTTGTTAATGCGCGTGTTGGCGCGTCAAAGATGGGCTTTTTCAAGGTTGATGGTGGTGACGGGTTCGTTGCAGACGATTACGAAGACAAAAGCCCTATAATTCAAGCTGATCCAGGCTCATTTCATACGCTACCTGCGGGCGTTGACTTCACCGCATTTGAACCTGCATTCCCGTCTAACGAGTTTGATACGTTCCACAAGTCTATTCTCAGAGGCATCGCAAGTGGTCTTGGCGTGTCATATACGTCACTTTCTAACGATTTGGAGGCTACTTCGTACTCTAGTATTCGTCAGGGAGCATTGGAAGAGCGTGATTTCTACAAGAACATGACTTCTTTCATGATTCAGCACTTTATTACGCCCGTTTATACGTCTTGGTTAAGTTCGGCAATGGAACTTGACTCGTTTGGTATCCCGCTAAGGGAGTATGACCGTTTTGCGCTCGCGGCTGAGTTCAGGGGCCGAGGTTTTAGTTGGGTTGACCCGTTGAAGGAGATGAACGCTGCTGTCACTGGACTAAAGAACGGTATTCTAAGCTTAGGCCACGTTGCCGGACAGTACGGCATGGACACAGAGGAATTGTTGAGCCAAATCTCGCGAGACAAGAAGTTAGCAGAGCAATTTGGTGTAGAATATGCCATAGAACCTTATGGTAGCCAGAGAAGCGCCCAAGTAGAGGAAGATGATGAGTAGCTATAAGCCTAATCAGGGCATGAAAGCTGCTGCTAACAGGGCGTTAGAGTGGCGCAAGAAGTACGGCAGAGGCGGTACTGCGGTAGGCGTTGCTAGGGCAAGAGACATAAAGAACGGTGCTGAGTTGTCTGCAAGCACTGTTAAGCGAATGCATTCGTTCTTCAGTAGGCATGGCAACAATAAAGCCAAGCACTACGCCAAGAAAATGCCTGACGGTGGGCCGACTGCCTGGAGAGTGGCGTGGGATCTCTGGGGCGGCAACGCAGGTGCATCTTGGGCTGAAAGGACGGTGGCAAGCATGAAAAACGATAGAGCAATAAACTCATCCTCTGAGAAGGGTTTGCAGAATAAGATGAAGGCTCATAATGAGTCTGTAACTGCTGAAAGCAAGAAAGTCACGATGGGAATGCTGAAGAAGGTATTTAATCGCGGCATAGGAGCTTATAAAACGAACCCAGGGTCTGTAAGACCTAACGTATCAAGTCCAGAGCAGTGGGCAATGGCGAGGGTGAATAGTTTTTTATACGCGCTGAAGAACGGGAAGTTTAAAGGCGGTAAACACGATACTGATGTATTCCCCAAGGGGCATCCGTTAAAATCAAAAGGTGATGAAAGACAAGAGGATATTCCTATGGAACGTCATGTAATTAACGTAGAAGAAACTGAGGAAAGTTTCATCGTTGAGTTAGCAAAGGAAGAGCGAGCAGAGGAATCTGCGGAAGAAGTCTCTGCCGATTACGATGATGAACGAGATCATAAAGCCATGACAGATGACATGGAAGCTATAGAAGCTGACCGTGATTCAGAAGTTAAGGTTGAGTATCGCGCTATGGGCATGGACAAAGGTCCGATAGACGAAGAAGGCAGAACGACAATGATTGCCTTGTCATCTGAGGAGCCTGTAGAGAGATCTTTCGGTAACGAAGTATTAGAACACAGTGCAGAAGCGATTGACTTGAGCTTTATCGCATCTGGACGAGCGCCATTGCTGATGGATCACGATCCAAAGCAGCAAATCGGCGTAGTAGAATCTGTAGAGCTTGACGGTGAATCGCGGAGACTCCGCGCAAAAGTGCGTTTTGGACGAAACGGGCTTGCAGCCGAAGCGTTCTCAGATGTTGTTGATGGTATTAAGGCTAACATTTCTGTTGGTTACGCTATCAACAAGATGGAGAAACGAGACAAAGATACTTATGTAGCGAAGTCTTGGAGACCCGTTGAGGCCAGCTTGGTCTCGCTTCCTGCTGATGTGACAGTCGGCGTGGGGCGATCTAGCGAGCCTTCCCAACCCATAACAGTAACTGAAAACAGGAGTAATCCCATGACAGAAGAAGTCATAGAGTCAGTTGACGTTGCGGCAGTACAAGCGGAAGCTCGTAAAGCTGAACAACGGAATGCTGCACAGATCGTTGAGCTAGGCGCTCGACACAGTAAGTCTGACATGGCTCAAAAAGCTATCTCAGAAGGCCGTTCAATTGAAGAATTCCGTGGAATCCTTCTGGACGAAATCAAGAGCACTGAGGGACTAGAGTCTCAGAGCATCGGCATGACAAGAAACGAAGTTAAACGTTTTAGTCTGGTCCGTGCAATCAATGCACTTGCTAACCCACATGATCGTCGCGCTCAAGAAGAAGCTGCGTTTGAGTTTGAATGCTCAAGGGCTGCTGCTGATCAGTATGGCCGCACTGCACAAGGTGTAATGCTTCCTTCTGACGTTCTGCGTAACTGGACAAGAGACATCAATACTTCAGATGATTCCAACATGCTTACGGAAGATTTCCGTGGCGGTGATTTCATCGACGTATTGCGGAATCAGTCTTCAGTAATGCAGGCGGGTGCGCGAATCCTCAATGGTCTTCAAAGTGATGTCAAGATCCCTAAGAAAGCAACTGCTTCTTCTGCGGCTTGGCTTGCATCTGAAGGCGCTAGCGTAGCTGAATCAGAGCCTACTTTCTCGCAAATCTCTCTAAGTCCTAAAGACTTGGGTGCATTTACGGAAGTGACTCGTCGTATGATCCAGCAGTCCACGTTGGACATTGAGTCACTCATCCGTGATGACTTGGCACAATCTATTGCAACTGCAATGGACTTGGCCGCGTTGGCGGGAACTGGTTCAAGCGGTCAGCCAACTGGTATCAAGACTACTAGTGGCATTAACACCGTTAGCTTCGGCGCTGCCGTAGACTTGATTCCTACGTTTGCACAAGTTGTACAGATGGAAACTGAAGTAGCGGCAGACAACGCTCTGCAAGGCAACCTTGCTTACATTCTCCCTGCGTCAATGTACGGCGCTTTGAAGACTGTAGAAAAGGCTTCCGGCACTGCACAGTTTGTCATTGAGCCAGGTGGCACCATGAATGGTTATAAGGCTATTGTCTCTAACCAGTGTACCGCAGGTGATTTGTACTTCGGCAACTTTAGCGACCTACTCGTCGGAATGTGGGGCGGTTTGGATATATTGGTTGATCCATATACCAACTCCAAGTCAGGTACTATCCTGATCCGCGCTATCCAGAGCATGGACGTTGCAGTACGACACCCCGTTAGTTTCTGCTTGGGCCAAGATGCCTAGTAGACATTAGTGGTAATTAAGATAGGTGGGGATTCGTCCCCACCGACTCTTGGAGGCAAGATGAAATATCAAGTTTTGAGAAACTGTGTTATTGGTGGTGCGCCTAGAAAGGCTAAGTCAGTAATAGAAATCTCTGATGAAGAAGCTAGGGATCTGATGGGTATTGGACGAATTGCGCCATACGATGAGCCTAAAGTAGAGAACAGAGCGGTTGCTCTTGATGACTCTGCTGAAGCCCCTAAGAAGCGAACATATAAGAAGAAGAAGGATGGTTGAGACTGCCGCAGATCGGCTAATCATGCTGAATGACTTTGGCGTTGACTGCGTGTATACACCTTCTGGTGGTTCTGCGGCTACAATAAAGACGATTCTTCTGAACGATTACTACTCTGTTGAGACGGGTAGTGTCGCGGTGGAGGTTAATCAGCCTATTGCAGTTATTAGGACTGCTGACGCTGCGTCCATAGCTCATCAAGACACCATGGTGATCAGCGGCATTACATACAAAGTGGTAAACGTTAGACCGGACGGTACAGGCATCTCTGAGATCCAACTGGAACAGCAATGAGTCACATAAGACAGCAGATAAGAGAACAGGTAGGGACAACGCTGACGGGTCTTACGACAACGGGTAGCAATGTCTTTGAGTCGCGAGTTTATCCGTTGAGCGATGCTTCACTACCCGCGCTGATTATCTACTCTAAGTCTGAAACAAGTAGCATATCTACAATGGGTACTGGTCTGGGAATAGACCGGACCATGACGCTGACGATTGAGGCGTATGTAAAAGCTAACCTTACTTTTGATGACACAATAGACACTATTTGTGCCGAAGTAGAAGTTGCCATGGGGACTGACCCATCGTTAAACGGTAAAGTGAGGTTCAGTTATTTGGAGTCCACCGACATAGATTATGACGGTGACGGTGAGAATCCGATAGGGTATGCAACAATGAATTATGTTGTAGAATATAGGACCGCACAAAACGCTCCTTCCACAGGAATATAGGTGATATAATATGAAGTTATACAGCCCAGACGGGTCAGGCGAAGTTGATGCTCATCCGTCTAAAGTAGAATCTATGATCAACTTAGGTTGGACAAAAGAAAAGAAAGTGAAGGCAAAGTCTAAGAAGGCTGAAAAGCTTGAAGATAATGTTGAAGCTGAAATTAAATCAGATAAGGAGTCTGAATAATGGCTAGTCACATCGGACGCGATGGAATTGTTAAAGTCGGCAGCAACACTGTAGCTGAAGTTAAATCATTTTCCATAGAAGAATCTGCGGATACCGTAGAAACAACGAAGATGGCAGATACCGCGAGAACTCATGTAATCACGTTGACCAGTTTTTCTGGCTCAGTAGATTGCTTTTGGGACGAAACGGATTCTTCAGGACAAGGTGCTTTAACGGTCGGAGCCAGTGTTACTTTGGCTTTATATCCTGAAGGCGACACTTCTGGTGACACTTACTATTCCGGTACGGCTTTAGTGACAGGCGTTTCAAGAAGCTCAAGCTTTGACGGAATGGTTGAAGCTAGTATTTCTGTACAAGGAAGCGGCGCACTAGCTTCATCTACGGTTTCTTAATATGCCGAAGCTAATTGAGAACGCTGTAGCTCATTTTGGCACCAAAGAATTACGCAAGATTGAAGTCCCAGAATGGGAGGTCACCTTGTATGCGAAGAATCTTACGCTTGATGACAAAGCTAGGATGCTTCGCCGTGCGGATGCGGATAACACAGACTATCTAATCTACGCGGTGATCTTTGGTCTTAATGATGAAAATGGTGACCAAGTATTCACCCTTGAAGACAAGGTTCCGTTAAGGAAAAAAGTAGACCCAGACATAGTGACCAGACTTGCTACGTTTGTTCTTGCCGCTGACAATGAGTCAGAGGAGGACAGGGGAAAAAACTTATAACTGACCAAGACACCCCAACTCAGCTATACTACATGTACGAGTTAGCAGAGCGCCTTGGTCAGCCCTTAACAACAATCCTAGAAATGACTGTTTCTGAGTTTGATCATTGGTGGACTTTCTTTAGAGTAAAAAGAGAATTATCAGATGGCGACAAGAGACACAGTCCTAGCAAAGATCCTAATAGATGATCAGACTAAATTAGGATTCAACTCCTATGCTCGTAATGTAGAGCGAGCGAAGAAAACCTCCGAAGCTTTTCGTAAGAACGCCATAGACAAGGTTGCTCTTGGTCTTGAGACTCAAGTACAGGTACTCAAGAAGTCAGCCAAAGAGCTAGACCTGCTGACTGCTGCTAACCATGGCGCGAGTCAGGCTCAGTTAGACCACATCTCCACTCTTCATCAAGCCATTGACGCGCACAAGCGAGACGCTGCCGCGCAAGAAGAAGCCTCCAGGCAAACCAAGCTTAAAGCAGATCAGGACATGCGAGCGGAAGAAATCACCGCTAGAGCTATTCAGCAGTTAAACTTTGAAGGAGATGCTGCGGGACAGACTGCTGACGATATTCAGATCCTTAGACTGAGAATGCAGGGTCTTAATGATGAGCAGATTGAATCGGTCAGGGTGGCACAAGAAGCGACAGCAGGAATGCGAGGAGTAGGTAATGCCGCAGGTAATGCGTCAAAAGGCGGTCTAAGAATAATGCGTGGCGGTTTTGGGCAGCTAGGTCATCAAATACAGGACATTTCAGTCCAGTTGCAAATGGGTCAGAACGCGCTACTTGTTTTTGGTCAGCAGGGTTCGCAGATTGCGTCCTTGTTCGGGCAGAACGGTGCTTTGATTGGTGCTTTATTAGCGGTTGGAGCGGCAATTGGCACAACGTTAGCCCCAAAACTTTTTAGCTCTAAAAGCGCAATGGATGAGCTAAAGAAATCCGCTGAATTAACTGCAAAAATATTGGAAGTTGATTTTCTTTCTTCCACCGCGAAGGTTACCAAGGAGTTCGCAAAACTATCAAAAGAAAGCAAAGAGCTTGCTGAAGCTAGAATACAGATCGCATTGGTAACTTCAATTAAAGCTGCCGAATTAGCGATGAAGGATTTTGGTAAGGCAGCATCTGATCTAAGGCTTAGTGACGCTCTTGGCGGGACAGAGATGCACGGCGTGATCAAGATGGGAGACTCCTTTGCTCACATGTCAAAACAGCTTAACGTCAGCAAAGAAGAGGCAAAAAAACTGCAAACCATGTTCTTTGCTTTGGGGCAAGGTGGGTCTGAAGCTGCCATAGCTCTAGCGGACTATACTCATAAACTGGTTTCTTCTAGGGATGCGTCAGACAAAAAGAACCATAAGCTAGTTGAAATAAATAGCACTTTGAGAGAAAACGTATTTGCCGTTAAGGATGCCGCTACAAAAGAACAGCTATTAAAGGATATTTTAAACGGCACTAACAAGGCATACAAGGATTCAACCAAAGCAGTAGACGATGCAACAAAAGCAAAAGAAGATGCAACAGCGGCATTTGCTCAGGCCGTTCAGGAGTATGAAAGGGAATTAATCGCTTTAGAAAAGGGCGAAGAAGCTCTTATTCGCCATAATCTGGCAAGCGAAGGCGTGAAGGAAGGTCAAATAAATCTTGTAATGGCGCTGAGAAAGCGAGTAAAAAATCAAGAAGAGTCTAACAGGGTTACAGACGAAGCAGCGGCCAAAGAAAAAGCTCTGGCAGAATCCAAGAGGTCTTTTGTAGAGGGTGTTGTAGCTCAAGCTGACGCACTTGGCAATAGCAACATAGAACTGCTCCAGGCAAACGCTCTTACAGATCAGTTAAGTGAAACGCAAAGAAAGGCGTTTGATGCTGCAATAAAGCGCCTTAAAGAGTTCCAAGACGCACAAGAAAAGTCGCAAAAGGTAGAGAGTGCTAAAGGTAAGTTAGAAAGTTTACGTCAATCTTTGTTGACCGAAGAACAAGTATTAAAAGAATCTATGGTTAACCAAAATATGATTCTTGTAGAAAATCTAGCACTTGGTGTGATTAATGAACGGGAGTTCAGAGATTATCAGTTGCAAGTCCTTGAGGATTTCAACGAGAAGAAGAAAGCTCTATTAGACAAAGGTATATCGGACGAATTAGAAGGAATGTCCTTCTTGCAAAAGGCTACTATTGAGGGTGCTAAGAGGCTTGAGGACTTCAATAAGCTTTCTGCTACAGAGCAGACCCAGCATGTATTGGGAGAGCTTGGTAGTCAATTTGACGGTATAGCAAAGAACAACAAGAAGCTTTTTGCAATTAGCAAGGCGTTCAACATCGCTAATGCGGTAATGAACACGGCTACTGCGGCAACGGTAGCTTATAAGAGTTACCCGCCTCCTTTAAACTACGTTATGGCTGGTGGTGTTATTGCTGCCGGATTGGGGCAGGTTGCCCAGATCAAGGCTCAAAGCTTTGATGGAGGTGGTTTCACTGGCAGCGGAGGCCGAAGTGGAGGCATGGACGGCAAGGGTGGTTTCCCTGCAATCCTTCACCCGAATGAAACGGTAATTGACCACACTAAGGGTCAAAACGGAGGAGTTACGATAGTCAACAACATAGACGCATCTGGTGCTGATGCCAATGTGGACATGAAGATTCGCGCTGCAATGCAGCAGACTTCACAACAGACAGTTGCTTCAATACAAGACCTCATGAGGCGTAGGAGATTTATCTAATGACTGTTTATATGTTCCCGTCAATAACGCCATCATCTAACACGTTTGAGTTAGTGACTAATACAAGGACGTTTCAAAGTCCTCTGACAAATGCGGTTCAGACTGTCGCGAGGAAGGGGTCTCTGTGGAAGGTTAGCATGCAATTTAACAACCTCACCGGAAATGATCGTGCCATCATGCAGGCATTTCTTGCTAAATTGAATGGTCAGGAGCATCGCATGTATTTGTACGATCACTCAGCGACAAAGCGCGGTCTTGCGCCATCTGATGACACTTTGCTAGTCAATGGCGCGAATCAAACGGGATCTGTCTTGGTAGTTGACGGCGCATCTGGCACAACGACCGGATATCTGAAGGCGGGAGATTATGTTGCTTTCAACAACGAGTTGCACATGGTGACAGAGGATGTAAACAGTTCTGCCGGCGCACTAAGTTTTGCAAAACCAAACAGTGACGGTACGACTACTACAACCAATGGTATGCCGCTTGCACCTCCGATCAGAAAGCCAACCGTTGACAATCAGCAGATAGATTATCTTCAGCCAATCTACGGAGTGTTCATGCTTTCAAGTTCAGCGTCTTGGGATACCAAGCCTGGATTGGTGTCATCGTTCACGATAGACGCAGTAGAGGATGTGTTGGCATGAGTAGAGGATTTCCTAATGATGTAGCGACAGCATTGGCGCAACAGCATGTCGCGATTGTTACTTTCGCAAAGCTAGAGTTTCCGTCTGGAACCGTATACGTTCATAACTCAATCGGAACGTATACTTGGGGATCTCAGGATTGGCTAGGTGTAGGTGATCTAGGATCTATTAGTCAGGTCCAAGAAGGGCTTGATGTTAGCCCGTACGCTATCACTCTGACTTTAAGCGGATTAGACGCAACAATATCCGGCGCTGCATTGACCGAGGATTATTATCTTCATCCTGTGACGGTTTATCTTGGGGTGCTTGAAGCTGATGACACTTTGATTGCGGACCCGACTCAGATATGGGCGGGTTTCATGGATCAAATGAACGTAACTGTCGGAGCAGACGGAGGTGATGCAATTGAGCTAGTCGCTGAATCTGAGCTGTCAAACTTCAACCGTTCTCTAAATTTGATGTACACCAATGTCGCTCAACAGGAAAAGTCTTCAGGTGATTTGTTCTTTAACTTTATGCACAAAGTAGAGGGTGCAAAGATAAAATGGGGTGCGCCAACTTCAGGCAACAACTTCAACTATGAGACTGATCCAGACGAAACAGGTGAAGGGGATACTCGTTAATGCAGCTTAGGGTTCTACAGGCGCTTAACAAGTGGGAGAAAAAAGACTTTGATTACGGGTCGGTGGACTGCTGCCAGTTTGCAGGATTCATTGTAAAAGAGCTAACAGGCAAAGATTATCTTGCCGATTTCAACTATAATTCAGAAGAAGACGCATACAGTATTATCAAGAGTAACGGCGATTTAGAAGACACGGTTTCAACCGTTCTAGGTGAGCCAACAGAGGACATTGATAGCATTCCAGATGGTAGCCCTGTTATTTTAAAGCTTCCGTCTGGGCAGTTGTTAGGAGTTAAATTGAGTAAAGAAGCTGTTTGTTTAACGCAAAAAGGATTTATCAGAATTCCATCTGAATATATAGCAGCGGGGTGGATCTTATGCCACCAGTAATTTTTCAAGCAGCAGTATTATTGTCGAAGATTGGCTTTGCGGTTGCTGGCGCTGTGGGTGCGACCGGATTAACAGCCGCACTGGGTACATACGGTGGCTTAGTGGTTGGTGCTGCGGTAGTCGTTGGAGGTGCGCTTGTTGCTAAAAAAGCAATGTCTCTTTTTGAAGTTGACATACCTACCGTTGATACAGACGCTTCTAGGCAAAGGACTGTTAAATCAACCACAGAACCACAGAAGATAATCTATGGTGAGGCGCTGGTCTCAGGACCGATATCGTTTGTGGGTCTTGCAGGGACAGACAACGAAGACTTTTATCAGGCTATCGTTCTCGCAGGACACAAACTAAACAGCATCACCGACATCCACATGGATGATCTTGTTATACCAAACGCAGATATAAACTCTGGTAATGCTGCGGGTGGACAGGTCCGTGGTTCTGGTCCTTTCGGGTTTAAAAACTCAAGCGCCATTTGCACGATCAACAAGCATCAGGGAGACGCGTCTCAAACAGCGGACGGCCTGTTGACTCCGCTGCCAAATTACACCACAAGTCATCGCGGCGATGGCATTGCTTATTTGGCGATGAAGTGGACTTTAAACGAGCATTCAGCAAAAACATGGGAAAAGTATGCTCCGCAAAACGTAAAAGCTCTGGTTCAGGGCAAGTCTATTTATGACCCACGGCTAGATGTAACTGCGGGCAACGAAGCAGGAGCCAATCCGACTAACGCCTCTTACATTGACTATTCTACTAATCCTGCTCTTTGTCTTGCTGACTATCTCATGGATGCCACGCTTGGCATGGGGATCTCTGCCGCTAAGATTGATTGGGCAGCAATCATCACCGCTGCAAACGGGTGTGATGTTAGTGTTTCAGTGCCTGGAGGAACTGAGGCTAGATTTAGTTGTAACGGTGTAATATTTGCCACCGACAAACACCAGAAGAACATAAACAAGATTCTTTCTTCAATGAACGGAAGTCTTGTTTACTCTAATGGTAAGTACATTCTTCATGCAGGTATTTACGAAGCTCCGACTGAAAGCCTGAACGAAGATGACTTGATCGGCGCTATCAGCATCAAAACATCTCTGGAAAGATCAGACAGGTTCAACACGATCAAAGGATTGTTTGTTGATCCGTCTCAGAACCATAAGTCTTCCGAGTTTCCTAAAGTTCAGTTAGCTGATGCTGTTACTAGAGATAACGGTGAGGTGTTAGAGAAAGAAGTTCAGTACCCTATGACCAATTCGTCATACGGAGCGCAAAGACTTTCCCACAAATTAATTCAGTTAAGTGATCAGCAGAAAATCATTACATTCCCCGCTAATTTGTCTGCACTTAGAATTGCTGCCGGAGACAGAGTTCAAGTTTCCATTGAGGAATTAAGTTGGACCAATAAAGTATTTCAGTGCGTTGATTGGACGTTCTCTGAGCAGGGTGGTGTTAATCTTACCCTGAGAGAAGACTCAAGCACTTCTTACGCCGATCCGACAGTAGCCCCTACTAATGAATACTCGACTATAACAGCGTCAGGTAGCATCACAGATGCGTTCAGAGGCGTTCCTAGTCCTTCAGGATTACGGGCAGCTTCCGGCGAGGGTAAAGTATTTCTCAACTGGGTAAATCCAGGCAGACCTGCTGACTACGCAACAATTGAGGTGTTTTCTTCATCTACAAACAACGTCAACAATGCGGTAAAAATAGGTGACACAGACGGGACTCAGTTTGTTCATGATGGGAACAACGAAGCAGACTCAATCGCGGTAGGAAATACCAGATATTATTGGATAAGATCCAAAAAGAATGTTGGAACAACTGTCAGTGAAGTTTCTGTCTACGAACCAAACTCTACAACTTCTTCAGTAACCGTTACCGTCTTAGCGACTGCTGTCAACTGGAGCAACGTAGCAAATCCAACGATCGGCGTTGATATAAACAGCGACACAATTTCAATCAACACTGGATCTGCGACAACCACAACGGGGCAAGCAGTAGCCACAAGCGGATTGGAGGCTGGCACAACCGTCACGCAGGGCGGCTTAACAATGAACCAAGGCGGTTCTATTAAGGGCGGCCAAAGCGCATACAACAGCGGCACTGGATTCTTTCTTGGGTACGATAGCGGTTACAAGTTCAGCATCGGCAACTCAAGCACTGAAGCGTTAACCTTTGACGGTAGCAACCTATCAGTCACTGGCAACATAACAGCGACTAGCGGAACGTTCACGGGGACTGTCAACGCATCCGCTGGCGCATTTACTGGAGACGTAAGCACAGGTTCTAAATTCACTGCCGGATCGTCCAATGACATTGCGGTCATGGATGGCAGCAATGCGTTGTATCGGTTTTATGCGGGTAACTCTGTGCCTGAGTCTGCTGCCTTTCGCGTAGACAAAGACGGTCACATTGATGCGGCAAACATCAGAGTGTACGACGAAAACGGTCAAGTCATCTTAGACGCGACAGGACTTCACGGTGTTGGGTTAGGCAACATTAGCGCAAATTCTGGCGTAGGCGTTAGCGAAGTTGCGGGTCGCTTAGATAACAACGCGGACGAGATAACGTTCACGACAGGTGCATCAAGTGAGACATATACTTTTGAGCCGAAGGTTCAGATAGATATCAATCAAACTGGTGAGTCTGGCGAGAATCCAAACACGAGTAATCTGTCCTTCGCTGCCGCAAGTGAAAGCGCAGTAACCACAATGATTGGTCAAGTAAAGCTGATCGTTGAATACTTTGTAAAAGCGAGCGGAGGAAGTTACAGCGGAACGCCAACAGCCACAGAAGAATTTACTTTTGTCAGCGGCACAAGCGCAACTTCATCGCAGTTTGGCGTTAACGTCTTAACAATTAACGGTCGCGGTGTAGGCATTATCTATGCAGATATCGGCGCGTCTGAAGCAATTTCTGATCCGTCAATTGCAGGCGCGAGAACGTTTGTTAGATCATCAAAGAATCTTACCTTCTCCTCTGCTGGTACTTACAACGTAAAAGTTAACGCTAGAATTGCCACGTTAGCGGGTACGACATTAACCACATCAACAACTCCTGCTTTGGATTCGTCTTTGTCCGGCACAGGCGTGATCCTTGGAACTGATGAAACGCAAAGCTCGCTAGAAGACTTCCGCAGACTGTACGCCATCAAACCTGCTTCTGGTAACACTAGAACGATCATCGCAAGCTCAACAGACGATACCTTTGTCAGCACTTCAGGTTCTTCGCTGCTGAACACGGGCGGTACGATTAGTGGTGATTTAGTTATCACTGGCGACCTAACCGTGCAGGGAACGACCACAACGATTAACGTGGCCGATCTGACCGTTGCCGATAAGGATATAACCCTAAACTATTCTACGGGTGATTCTTCGTCTACTGCAAACAATGCGGGCATCATCATTCAAGACGCAGTCAACTCCACAACTGATGCAACGCTCCTCTGGAAAACTGCAACAGACACTTTTGAGTTCAGTCATCCGATCAAAGCTCAGTCGGATTTAACGCTTTCATCCGCTGGTGGTGACGCAGGAATCTACTGGAAAGACAGTAGCGCGTCAGACGCAACTGCTTGGCACCTTCACGCTGATGTCACGCAAGCAACAACTAATTTGTTACTTAACTATGCAGGCGGCGGAACTAACTTCTCATTCGTCAATAACGGGAATTTCCTGGCTCCAGGCACAATCTATGCGGACGGTGCTGCGTCTAATTCGCTGCAATGGGAAGCTGCATATGATTATTCGCAAGTAGGTCATCTACCGTTAGCGGGTGGTAACCTTACTGGAAATGTTAGATTCGGAAACACGAGCGTTGGCACTGAAGACGATAGCGAGTATCTGCTGTCAACGGGCGGTCAGCTAATCATC